TTTCGATGAGAGCGGTGCGAGGATTACGGCATGAACGATCAACGTGGCCTTGAGCATGATCTGAGGAAGGTTGGCCCTGCGTATCTCGCAGATCCGGCTGGCAATGTGGACGAGCTGCGCCGCTTGCTCGATGAGGCGATCACGCTCAACATTCCGCTCGGCGCGATCCGCATGATGACGGGCATCCCACAGGCTGATCTCGAAGCATTACGCGGCGAATGCGTCTAGCGCACACTGTTCCGTCCGACGCCTCGTTATAGTGGTGGACCAGTTGGTCCAAGGCCCCTGCCCGCAGCCAGATCGCGCGGGCAGACGCCAGTAGCGAGAGGGGAGCATCCATGCCAGCCAAGATCCTGCTGCCCCCTGAGGGTAAGCACAGCAGCGCGATCGTCGGCGTCAACGGCAAGCTCCGCGTCGTAGACCCTCCTTCCTGCAAGGGCTACCAGAACTGCTGCAGCTGCAAGCGCTGCACCAGCCGCGAGGGCAAGAGCATCAAGCGCCCTAACGTCGTGACTTGCCGGTGTGCTCACTCTCGATGGGCATCGTGTCCCGGTGAGTGCTTCAAGTGCGGCAAGCCGATGTCATGGACTGTCCCGCGCCTAGCACGCCAGGCAGCCTAACCCCATGGACCGCTGAAGCTCAGTAATCGCTTTCACACTGCGGCGTGGTGGAACGGCCACCACGCCGGCCTCATAAGCCGGAGAACCCAGTTCGACCCTGGGCGCCGCCATTTGGCCAGCACCGGCTCACATATGGGCAGCGACTACAAGCAGGCATACGCCCACAGTTGGGCAGCCCCGCCCTCTGCGCTGCGAGCAGTCCCACCTTATGAGTTCGATGGGCACATCGAAGAGGCTATGGACTATTCGCCCGTATCCAATCCGGCTGCCCTAGATCATCCTGCCGAGGAATGGCCTGATGGTTCGGGTCCGCTTGGCTTTTAGGATGAGATCGCCCGGCACTATGCTGGGTGAACCACTCGCGCCGGGTCGAAAAGTTCAGATCACCTCTCCCTGACCCGCATCAGGTCGACATTTCCTACCGAAACGTCTTTAAGCTCCAAGGGGGGGTTGGATTTTGGCGGCTTTGCGTGGTTCCACTACTGAGCGCGGCTATGGGGTTTTGCATCGGCGTGAACGGGATCGAGTCAAGGTGCTTGTGGACGCCGGGGCTGGCTACTGCGCTCAATGTGGTGGCTGGATTGAGCCCGGCTCGAAGTGGTTCCTTGGGCATGATCACCGGCATGGCGGCTACGCCGGGCCTGAGCATCCAAAGTGCGGGGTTGGCGAGCGGAACCGGCGTCATGCGCGCACTCTCCGCCGGAGTTCAAGGGTTTGGTGAGAGCGTGGCATCGGTCGCCGAGGCGGTACAACGGGACATTGAGGCCATCCGGCGGCGCGACGCTGACTTGGCGGACTCTGCTTTGGCTGCTTCGGCTCTCGCGCTGGCGTGCGAGATTGACGCTGAGGGCAACTCTGCGACATCAAAGTCGATGTGTGCCCGCGAGTTGCGTGACACGCTTGATCGCTTGAGGGAGCTGGCGCCAAAGACGAAGACCAAGGATCGGGTGGATGACCTCAGCGACCGTCGAGCAAAGCGTAGGGGCGCAGCGGCCTAGGATCTGCCACGTACCGGCGTATTCGTCGTCTACGGGCGACGAAGCGATAGAGCTTGCCGAGATGGCCGGCTTAATGCTTGACGAGTGGCAGCAGTTCATTCTTAGGCAGGCGCTGGGCGAAACGCCCGAGGGAAAGTGGTCTGCTCGCGAGATCGGGCTGATGGTCAGCCGGCAGAACGGGAAGGGTGCGTTGCTCGAGGCCAGGGAGCTGGCGGGGCTTTTTCTGCTCGAAGAGGAACTGATCGTCCATACTGCACACCTGTTCGACACCGCCGGATCACATTTCCGGCGGTTGACGAAGCGCATCGAAGGCACCCCCGAGCTCGCTGGCCGTCTTGCGAGGCCGGGGGGCATCCTTCGAGGGCATGGCAATGAGAGCATTACTCTGGCTCGAAGTGAGACCACAGGGCGACAGCCGCGTCTTGAGGTGCGCACCCGAACTGGAGCCGGCGGGTTGGGTTTCTCGATCAACTGCCTCGTGTTCGACGAGGCGATGATCATCTCGGAGGAGATGCACCAAGCACTCTTGCCTACGCTCGCTGCCCAGCCGAATATTCAAGTGTGGTACACGGGGTCTGCGGTGGACCAGGAGAACCCGGCCCACCAGGGCATACCGTTCGCGCGCATCCGAGAGAAGGGCATCAAGGGTGCCGCTTCGACCGCTTATTTCGAGTGGTCATTAGATGTCGCTGATCCTGAGGCCGTTGGGGACACCGACGTAGACGAGTGGGCACAGGTGAACCCTGGCCTGGGGCTCCGCATCAGCCCGGGGTTCATACGTGAGGTTGAGCAGGACTCGCTGAGCCGACGAGGCTTTGCGGTGCAGCGGTTGGGCGTGGGATCGTGGCCCAGGACAGACGGGCTCGCCGATGTGGTGATCGCGCCCGAGAAGTGGCAGTCACTATTCGACCCCGGCTCGATCCCTGGGCGCGCGATCTGCTTCTGCGTGGATGTCACCCCCGACAGGTCACGATCAGCGATCGGCGTAGCCGCCCCGCGTGCTGATCAGAAGACGCACGCCGAGGTGGTCGAGCATCGACGCGGCACTGGCTGGGTAGCCGACCGGATCGTTGAGCTGGTCTGGGCGCATAGGCCTGCTGCCGTTGTCTTGGATGCCAGCGGTCCCGCGGCGACACTCCTACCCGATATCGCTCGACTGCTGCGCGAGTCTGAACACGGGAACCTTTTAGCCGGCCTGAAGGACCGCGAGGTAACGGTCGTCAGCGCGAAGGAGTACGCAGAGGCGTGCGGAGCGTTCTTTGATGCTGTCGAGCAGGACGCGCTGCGACATATAGGTCAGCCTGAGTTGACGGAGGCCGTGCACGGAGGGGTCAAGCGGGCGTTCGGTGATAGGTGGGCGTGGTCGCGGAGAGACTCAACAGTTGACATCAGCCCCTTAGTGGCTGTGACACTGGCACACTGGGCGGCTCAGACGTTTGGCGAGCCCGGGCGTCCGACCGTGATCGACCTGAACGAGGTTCTTCAGGAAATGCGCGACAGCGGCGAGGAGATCTAGTCGCCCAGGGTGCGCTGGACGATCTCATAGCAGCCTCGTTGAGCGCGACTACGATCTGGTCCCAAAGGCTTCCAGCGAACGTTGGCCCATAGCCAACATCGTCGCGGATGACATCGATGACCACATCGCGGTAGGCCCCATCTGGTTGCAACTCTGCGACCTCCGCCTTCAGGGTCTCGGTGATCGCCATTGCCGGATTTTACCAGTTTCAAAGGGTGTCGTTGCCTGACGCACGACACCTCAACCCTCACGAAAGGACCCCGTCATGGAGGCATCCCAGGCCCTCGTAGACCCCACCGCAGAGACGCAGGTTGAGAACGTCCCGGTCGTTGTTGATCCGGCGCCAGGGAGCACTTCCGACCCTGCACCCGTGGACCCGGCGCCTGAGCCTGCGCTTCCCTCACCGGAGCTGGAGCCGATTGTGCCGCAGCCCGAGCCCGCCAAGGTGTTTCTCTCCGATGGCCAGGCGCATCTGTTGGCCGACCGCGCGGATCTGGTGGGCAAGCTTATCCCCGCCGACGCGCCTCCCGCCGACTGGCTTGTCTTGACACGTCAGAACGGTTCCACGATCACCGTTCGTGAGACGGCGATCGTCGCCTACGAGTAGCACCCGACCGGCCGTCCAGTCACTACCAGCGGGAGGGCTGCATGTTCGGCTTCCAGTTGATCCGTCAGCACCGCAAGGTCCGCGTGTACCTCCAGGATGGCCCCACCATCGAAGGTGTCCTGGCAAGTCGCACTAGGAGCGAGTACGTGCTCTGGGCGCCACGCATTATCACTGGTGAGCACGACCCGGAGGTCGAGGTGTCGGGGCATGTAGAGATTCCCCGCGAGCGCGTCCTTTGGTATCAGATCGTCGGCTGAGCGCATGGAGGCAACCCATGTTCTCGCCACGCGTGCGGGGAACCGTGAGCTGCGCGCAGCCAACCCCTCCTTGCCCTGGGGGCCGAGCACCGTCCCGCCACCACCGGGGTTCGGTGGGGAAGGCGTAACACAACAGTCGGCCGTCCAGGTCGCCGCTGTGTATGGCAGCGTCGGCCTGCTGGCTGACTCTGTAAGCACTCTCCCGTGTCGGGTGCTGACCACACCCGTGCTGAAGAACGCACGGGAGCTCGCCCCATCGGCGCTGATCCAGCAGCCCTTCAGCGAGATGTCCCGCATTGACTGGTTCGTCCAGTTCGTGTGGAGCCTCGCCCTACGGGGCGAGTTCATAGGACAGATCATCGAACGAGACAACCTGCTTTACGCGACGCAGATCAAGCCCCTCGACCTCGACAGGGTAAACGTCAGGCGCAACCGCGAAGGGAAGATCGAGTACCGCTACGCCGGCAAGCTCATCAATAACGACGACGTTTTCCATGTGAAATACCAGTCGTGGCCGGGGATGATCCGGGGCGTCAGCCCGATTGACATATTGAAGACGACGTTCGGGCTCGCTCTTCACGCGGATAAGTACGGGGAGAGTTACTTTCGCAATAGCGCTAACCCGCAGGGCGCCATTGAAGTCCCCGGTTCGCTGGCGCCAGATGAGACCCGGAAGATGCTCCGCAGTTGGCTGGCCAGTCATCAGGGCACCGGGAGCGCGAACCTGCCAGCAGTCCTGACGGACGGCGCGAAGTTCAACCCGATCTCGATCACCCCCGAGGACTCCCAGTTCCTACAGAGCCGGGCATTCTCCGCGAGCCAGATCGCGGGAACGATCTTCCGCATACCGCCCCACATGATCGGTCTCGTAGACCGTACGACCTCGTGGGGAACGGGTGTCGAGCAGCAGGAGCGTGGCTACGTCACCAACACCCTCCAGGGGTACCTGGGGCGTGCTGAAGAGGCCCTGACGGCGCTCCACCCGCCCGGGCAATATGTGAGCTTCGATATCGCGCACCGTGTCCGGGGCGACACGCTGCAAAGGTCACAGTCCGCGTCCCTGCTGATGCTCGCGGGCGCGATCGTCGCGGACGAGGCACGGGCCATGTTCGACATGCCCGCGCTGCCCAACGGTGAAGGCCAGAAGCTGTACGTCCCAATCAATACCGAGCTGCTACAGGCTGCGCTCGCCCAGGTGCAGGCCGCTGAAGCTGCCGTGAATAACCCAGTCGATCGAACTACCGCAGGGTGACCCCTTTGGAGGTCAACAATGAGAAAGCCAACCCACCAAGAGCAGTCACTCGCGGACGCCATCAGGGCCGCTGTCCGTGCCGACGCGAGCCACGACATCGCGCGTCGCCACGTCGTCGAGGAGGCCAAAAACCTCCGCCTCGCGGAGCTGGTCCCCGACAACTGGCGCGAGGACGGCACCCTAAAGGACACCAGCGGCGTATGGATGACGAGCGAACAGCGTGATACGGCCAACGATGTTTTCACTGCCCTCGAAGGCGCCATTGGGGACCTGTACGAGGAGTCCTGCTGGTATGCGTGGGTGCAGGACTGGTACGGAGCCGGGAACGAGGAGGAACCCTACATCGTCATCTTCCGCGCGGGCGGCGAGCTTTACAGCGCCGAGTTCTCCTACGACGACGACCTGAAGATCGTGGTTGGGGAGCCCATCAAGGTTAGGCCGATCACGCTCTACGTCGAACGTGACGCGAAGGCCAAGGGAACCGTTCAGCGCACGCCTTCCCAGGAGCTCGAGCGGCGCAAGGCAAAAGCACCTACCAAGGGGTCGGTCGAGTACCGGGGTTTGCCGATCGGCGACATAGAGCTACGCGACGCGTCGGACGGGTCGCTCGACTTCACCGGGTTCGCCTCGATGACCGGGGTTCCCTACCCCATCGGTGACATGTTCACCGAGACGATCGAGCGCGGCGCGTTCAAACGGACGCTCAACAACCCCGAGCTTGACGTGCAGCTCCTCGTGAACCATCGCGGGCTGCCGCTCGCGCGCACCACCTCGGGGACACTCACATTGAGAGAGATCGACCGTGGTCTATTCGTCGAGGCGCCCGGCCTGGAGCGTGACGATCCCGATGTTCGTGCGCTTGAGCCCAAGATGCGCAGGGGTGATGTCACCGAGATGAGCTTCGCCTTCCGTGCGCTTGATGAAGAATGGGACGACGAATGGACACACCGGAGCCTCCGCTCCGTTGACATCCACCGAGGGGACGTGAGCATCGTCTCCTACGGGGCGAGCTCTACCACCACGGCAACACTGCGCTCCAGCGAGGCGCGAGCATTTATAGGTGACCTAGAGCGGCGTAGTGGCGAGCGGCTACCTGCCGCCTTCGCGCGAACCCTCTTCGCGGAGCTAACGGGCACCGAGCCGGAGGAGCGGGAAGAGCCACCGCCGGCGGCGATCGTGATTCCCGACCACACCAAGCGCGCCCGACTGCGACTCGCCGCGATCAGGGGCTGATGCTTGATGAGCGACACACAGGCACCTGAGGTCAGCGAGCGCGGTGATCTGCGGATCACCCATGAGCCAAAGACCTATGAACGTCACTCTCCACACTCCTATTTTCAGGATCTAGCATTAGCGCAGCTCCAGGGCAATGTGGAGGCGGAGGGGCGCCTCCAGCGCCACGACCGTGAGTGGGAGCCCCCAGCTGCACGTGAGTTTCGGCTGTCGCGCCATGGCGATGAGTATGAGGTGCGCGTAACCCCGAACTGGACACCGGGGACAGGTGGATACTTCGCGCCTCCGGCATGGTTGATCGAACTCTATGCCGACGTGCCACGCGCCGAGAGGGTCCTGGCGCGCCTCGCGCCCAATGTTCCGTTGCCCCGGGGGCCGCAGAGCGTCAACATTCCCATATTCAAGGCAGGGGTGACTGTTAACCCCACGGCCCTTGACTCCCCCGTCCCGGGCACGGATATTGCCGACACCGCCAGCCTGAACCCGGTCATCACGATCCCTGGCCAGCAGGACGTGCCCCTGGCGATGCTTGAGCAGTCACCGACAGGAGCGGCGTTCGACTGGGTGATCTTCAAAGCACTGAAGGGCGCCTATGACGAGAAGTTAGAGCAGCAGCTCTTGGCGGGGACTGGCAACGGGCAGCTTCTCGGCCTCCTGAACGTCGCGGGCGTGAATCAGATCGCGTACACGGGATCCCCATCCGGCACGACGTTATACCCCATTCTCGGCCAGGCACTCGCGGCGATCGGCAATAACAGGAAGATTCCGCCCGAGGCATGGTTGATGAACACCAGCCGCTTTGCGTGGCTCAGCACGAGCGAGGACACGCAAAACCGGCCCCTCTTACTCTCCGACTACCAAGGGGACTTCCCGACCGCCG